TTTCTGTTGGACTGCCCTTCTGACCCAATTTCTCCAGTTTTTTGCGATACAACTCGAGCCGTCCCATCAACTGTTCCCGCTCTTCTTTCAACCGATTGACCTCCTCTTCATTCACCTGGTTCGTAGGAGTAATCAAGTTGTTGGCCGTTGTGGTAAGGATGCTGTCATAGTCGGGACGAACCACTTCGCGAATGATAAAGGAAAACGACCAGTTGATGTTCTGCAGATTGATTACACTGCTCGAGATATTGGTTGTCAGCGAAAAATTAATCGAAGAAATGGAGTTATCCAGCAGGAAGATGGGTTCGGTCGATTGGAAGAAGTTAATCCACGACTGCTGTTGGGTGGTAATCGGGATTTTGACGACAATCGTACTCGACTGGTCTTGCGTCGTAATGAACTCCCTTCCACGCTGTTGCTTCAGCGTACTACGAACGAGTAAATAGTTGATGGGGTTAAGGACGCAGGGCTGGGTCGATGTGGCACTTGTGCCATTCGCATTGAACGTAATCGTTGTAGACGCAGTAGGAAACCCAAAATATCCGCCGACGTATTGATAGGCGGCAGGGGTTCCAAAGTAAATCGTTACTGAAGAGGAGGCATATCCCGCGTTGGTCATGGAAAAGGTGATGTATCCTGTGTTTTGATTGTACGTACTGGTAAACACGGGCGTTCCCAGCAACGGAGACACCCATGCACCCAATAACGCACTCTGCAGTGCCGTTATGATGGTATACGCAGAATAATTGCCTTGTGGAACCTGGATGACAATGTTGGTTAGAGAGTGTGTCCCATCACTCAGTGTCACCGTCAGCGGGATGTACGTTAAGGACGTGTTCACCAGATTCGTGAACTGGTAAAACACAAAAGGAATCTGAATGCTCGTGAAATACAGTTGAAATACGCCCTTCTTCGCAAGAAGAGTAATCACTTGCGATGTGGTAAACGTAGGCGCTTCGTTGGTAGAGGGGGGTGTCCGTTGTGCCGAATCAACATTAAACGGGTACGACATCACCTCCGTCAGATTGGAGTTGTTCGCCATTCTTACTATCAGTGTCTATTTTTTCTGGTGTGAATGTTGCACTCAGTTCGACGGGCTCCAGTACACCCGTACTGCCTCGAATGCCCTCTACCTCCTCGTCCTGAATCAACTGCGGGGTCATTGCCTCGCGGATTTGTACAACGGTCGCGCCACGTAGCACTTTCGTATTAATGCCTGACATGTTCTATCGAAGCGTTCGATTAAAAAATCGTCAGATTTTTCGCATCATATGGATTGCTCATGCGTCGTAGATGATGGTCAATCTGCTTTAGGGCTTCGGCTCTCTTATGTACTTTACGGGCATACTTGCGTAATTTCGCGTCGTCTTCTGAGTCTGAACTGGACGGCGAATACATCTCGTCGCTGTCGTCACTTGTGTCGGTTTCCACCTGATAACGGATTTTACGGGGCTTGGACTTCTTCTTGTGCTTGGGCTTTGGCTCGGGCTCGGGCTCCGACTCCGACTCGGGCTCGGGCTCGGGCTCGGGAGCAAGCACTTCTTTGACTTCTTCGACCACGGGCTTGGGCTTACGATTGTAAGGACGTTTTGGCTTCACTTGTACTATCATCTTGTCTTCTGGGATTTCCTCGGGGATGACATCGAGCGGTTTCTGCTTCTTCGCCCTCATTTTACTCGCTTTTGTGGGAGAGGCCTGGACGATTGCAGGGGGGTCAACGGGCTTTGGCTTATCCACCAGATACACTTCGCCTTCGGTGGCCTTCTTGCGTGGCATGGTTCTACTAAAGGGGAACAATTTATCGCCCGGGGGACACGCATAAAAAATCGCACGGCTTGATAGTATGGACGTTCATCATTCGAATCTGTCGGATATCCTAGCACCATTAGACTCGCAAAAGAATACGGCTCCAGGAGCCATCCCTACCCGTCCTTTCAACTGGGCAGTGATTGGTGCGAAGGGAAAGGGGAAAACGACGGTCGCCCTTAACGTGCTTATGAAGAAAGAGTCGCCCTTGTACCGCTTCTTTGACCTTATTTTTGTAATTTCTCCTACGGCAAAAAACGACCCGAAGATGTCCCCGCTGATAGAAGACATTGGCGCAGGGCAGTACTATGAATCCTTAACGAACGACGTCTTACTGGATATCATGGCGCAGTGCGAGGCGTATTCCATCAAACACAAGAAAAAGAAGAAGGAGCCACGATTCTGTGTGCTGTACGACGACATCATCCACCAAATCAAATCGAAGAATGCGAATCTGGTTACCAAGTTCGCGACGCAGAATCGCCACATGCACATCACCAACATCTATCTCCTACAAAAATACAAGAGTTTTGTCCCGATGATTCGAAGCAATCTGGATTGCGTGACACTGTTCCATAATGAAAACGAGATGGAAATCGAATCCTTCTGCCAGGAATTGGGGAATGCGGACAAGATACGCGCCCTGTACGATTTTGCTACGGCAGAGCCATACAGTTTTCTACACATCAATGCGTATGCCCAGCCCACCCGGTACTATAAACGTTTTGATGAAATCAGTTGGCGGAAAAAATAAGTTGCTCTACTAGAAATGAAGGATTTGACCACGCATCCCGAAATCAATCACTTTTACGAGGATGTCTCTGGCCTCAAGAAGGGCGGGAAACGTCGCAAACGGGGTTCCCGTGTGTCCGTTTCCCAGAACGTCCATGTTCACGTAGGAAACGTGAAGAAATCCCTAAGCGAACGCATTACCAAGACCAAACGCATGATGACGACCCCGTCTATCTTTGCCAACGCCCCAGATGTCCAGCGCCCCAGTCATTTTGCGGTGGGAGCAGGGGTGGGTCAGTGGTTTAGCCACGAACACCCGCAGGGAACTGCACGTCCTGCGTCACACGTCGCACAGCATCAGATGGTGGAACAGCATACGAACCCCAAAGGCATTCAATCAGGGGTCGTCCCTAGCAAGTACCGCATTACGCTGTCACGCAACCTGAAACAGGCGGGTGGTGTCATGACGAGCAATGACGCGATGATTGGACGGGAACCCGTTCCGTTGCCAAAGGAGGCCTACCTGAAACAGTCTACCAAGGATACGGCCTTCGACGGCCTCCAACCGCACGTGAGCCAGAACTACTTTGCGCCCACGGGCGCACCAGGCAATCATCCCGCGCCCCGTGCGTCTGTTGCCTTTCCCCGACCCTCGGGGTTTGAGCCACTGGAAGCGAATCAGGGTCTTAGTCGCGAAAAAGCCATTTTGCGTACCTCGTTTGTTGGCTCGACTCGTGGCGCGTTGCCTCGGTTCCCCCCGCGTTCCATGGACAGACCCGTGGACGGAGACAAACTGCGACATGCGATGGAGGCAGGAGCCCACACTCAGGCTCCAGGTCTTACCGAACATGACCAACGGATAGCGAATGAAAAGGCGTCCCGCGCGTATGAAGCGATGCTGAAGCGTGGGGGTCGAGTGATGTCCGTGTTTTAATTTCTATTCCCTCCTTAGAAAATGGCATCCCTCGACGCGCTCCTGCCCTCTACGGCTAATTCGGTTGTCGTTCCCGTTTCGAAGCCCTTCTTGATTCTTTGCTCGAAGCCCCTTGCCCCAGAAGACCAGGCCATCTTTTCCGAGTTCGGTACGGTTGTCACGTGGGCGGACAAGTACATCAATATGCCCCTGTCGCAGATTACTCCCTTCGACTACCTGCTGTGCGATATGAACAGCAAAAACATGCGTCTTACTCTGGGTCGTGCCGACTTATCCCAGTACAACGTGGTGGGCTACGTATCCTATCTTCAGAAGATGGAAGACTTCGTTGAACAACTGCAGTGTACGGTCATCACCAGCGTCCCGCCCCATGCCGTGAACAAGGCTGACTTTGATAAGATGTTGCTGAATGAAAAACTCGTCTCTCCGTCTATGATTAAGTCTGCCCTCAAATGGGTGTTTTCGTGCCTAAAAAAGTAATCGGCTCGTTGTGGGATTATTGTACGGGTAGCCTGAAGGCTTATCTAGTGACTCAATTCCTAACGAGCCTACACCTAAGTCCCTTTGTCATTTCTAGCATATTATTAGTGATATGACCGACCTTACGGACGCGATGCTTCACCATCTCATGACGATTACCATGGCCATCTACATTTTTTATCTCGCAACCAGTTAGATGGGAAACATCAACGCGTGGAAAGAAGAGCGCGACCGCAAAGACGCAGAAGACAAGGCCAGACAGATGGCCGCCAAATACGACATCTTTGTTCCTAAGCCAGGGGACGTGATTACCCAGGCCAACATGCCCGATAACTTCCCGACCATGGGCTGGTTCCAAGTATGGAAGTACAACCTGACAGATAAACAACGCAACCAAATCCCTGGGCTGAAGTTTCATATTGGAACAGGCGCCGCCATGTCCCTGCGCGAACGTGCCCAGTTGCCCTTCACCTCTCATGAACGACCCGCTATCACCCAACAAGAAGCCGAGGACTATGTGCTCCCCCTCGCAAAGGATGCCGCGCAGAAGGGTTTCGAACACGCAACGGGGAAGCGCAGAGGCGGGTCGGTATTCGAGCGACATCATCATCATTATCGTCACCACAAACGGCTCCACTAAACGTACTGTTGTTAACGACTCATATCAACCACTCAATGGGTGATATGTACCGTAGTAAATCCGGTCATGATAGACCCCCTTAGCCCATCCTGTACCGACGACGATGTTCGAGGCGGTGCCGCACCCCGCCCTTCTTTTCGGTCACTTCCTCAATTGCATATTGTGCCGCATTCGCGACATCCGTTGTCTTCTGCGCCAACCACTTGCTGAACGCGGGGGTTTCTTCCACCAGTTTCTTAATGTCCTGGTACAGGAAATTGCTGATGATATGATTCAACATGCCGTTGGCCTTCAACGAATCAAGGAGAAAGTTCTGGCAGTTGTTCCCACCAAGTGCACTGTACGTATAGTACTTGTCTTTCATCGCGCCAATCGCATTCACTACGAACTCTCGGATGCTCATCCTCTTCACGGGCGCAGAGGAATGCTCATTCCCTTCTGCCGCCGCCGTTCCTTCTTTCAACACGGGAACCGCAGTCTTTTCATAGGTATATTTGCCGTTGATAATCGCAAACACGTGATACAACTTGTCCTGACCCCCCCGCTCCTTAATCTTGTTCCACTGTCCTGCCGTAATCAGATGTAGCATCGCGGTCGTAAGTCTGTCCAAGGGGACACGGTAGACCACAAAGGAGTCCAGCATCTCGTCTCCATGCTTCACTAAGAACTTGCGAAATGATTTCGGCAATTTATCGATGCCCTCCATGTCTGTGTATTCGTTAGAAAAAAAAACACGTCCTAGTAGATATGTCATTGGATGGCATCACGCAACCTCAGTACCCATTGACGGTAGATGGTACGACGAATATCAACGCCTCCTCCATTTACCTACAAGGACAGGCACTTGTGCCTGATGCAGGTGTCTACCTGCCATTGACGGGAGGGACGATGAGCGGAGCCATCGGCATGGCGAACAATGTCCTTACGGGTCTACCTGCCCCCGTCAATCCAAGTGATGCAGTGCCTAAGTCCTACCTTACCACGAACTACCTGCCTTACACGGGGGCTACGACAACAACGAATCTCAACAGTCAGAACATTCAAACTTCATACGCGCCAACAACAGGGAATGATTTGACCAATAAAACGTACGTAGATACTTCTATTTCAGGCCTGTCGGCTATCTACGTTCCATACACGGGGTCATCAAGCGATACGACGCTTGGGACATATAAGATGTCTTCTTCCAGTGCTCCTACTACTGGAAATAATTTCACCAATAAAACATACGTGGATGGTCAAACGGCATTACTCCTTCCCTATACGGGAGCATCAAGCGACACGACGCTTGGGACATATAAGATGTCTTCTTCCAGTGCCCCTACTACTGGAAACAATTTCACCAATAAAACATACGTAGATACTTCTATTTCAGGCCTGTCGGCTACCTACGTTCCATACACGGGCGGAACTGCTAATGTTATTCTTACAGGAACGAACAAGTTCCAACAGGCATATAATGCGTTAATAACTGATACGACTACCGTGGTGAATCGTCAGACCCTCGATTCAGCGATAGCAGCAATCGGGGCTGGTATTCTCACTCAGAATAATACATGGACGGGAACCAACACCTTCAATAACAATCTCACATTGGGCGATGGCTATAATGCTACTTTTGCGGAAATAGGATACATCAATCAAACTTACATAACAAGTGCGACTCCCACAACAACAGGAATTACAGCCATTGCTCCCACTCCAACAGGAACAATTACCTATTCTGCTCCATATTATACGATGACTCCATCGGGTGCTTCTACCTTTGCATCTTTTTGGAGCAGTGCTACCTTCACAGGCGCAACCAGATGCTTTTTTAATTTTACAAATATGTCCCTTGCGAATGCCCCAGGTAGTGCTACGATTACAGTATGTCAAGCGAACACTGCGAATACTGCCTATGTTACTATTTCCAGTGCGATTGCGCTTCCCCAATCCTCGCCTATGTTTTCTGGATTTTTTAGTCCTAATAGTAACGCTTCCTATGTAGGTCAAATCTTCTTCCTCTTATCTAATGTAAAGTTCAATCCGTTTAGTTGGACGGCATTTACCTATGGATATGGAACGTGGACAGTTCAAGGAAATGAAACGGTGAATGGAACGCTTTATATTACGAATGCGGGTACCTATGCTCCTCCTGCTTCTGGAACATTAGGAGGAACAGGAGACCGCATCATTTTCTGGCCAGGTAGTGGAGGTGGTTATCCCTATTCAATGGGAATTAACGCAGGTACATTATGGTATAGTACCCCAACTGGTACTCAACATAAATGGTATATTGGCGGAACAGAATATATGACGCTCAATTCTAGTGGGACGCTGGTTCTTACCCAACCAAGCGGAGGCAATCAACTTCAATTACTCAATAACAGTGCGAATGCGATGTATATGAACTTCAATAGTAACGGAGGAGCGGGGATAGCATACATTGGGATGGACAATTCAGCAGGAACGGGATTATTTGGGTCAGGCATTCCTTATGCATTTGATATTGGAACGGCTACCGCCACGCCTATCTGCTTTTTTACTAACAATGTCACAACTCCTCGTATGAAGATTGATTCAACGGGTAATACCAGTATATCAGGTAATTTTACAATGAACCAGACCCAATTTCTATATTTAACATATGCGTCTTCCAGCAACTATGTAGCACTTACAACTGATATCTATGGAGCATTTTATATTCAAACAGGAACATCTGGCGTGTCTGGTCGCTTGAAAGTTGATTCAGCAGGAAACACCAGTCTGACGGGTACTTTAACTATGGCGCTTACTCAACCCATCTACTTATATTACATTTCTACTGCTAACTACGCAAATATATACGCAGATAGTAGTGGTAATATTAATTTTTCAACAGGGACATCGGGTGTAGCGAGTCGTATGATGATTACAGCCGCAGGAAGCGTTGGAATTGGCGGAATATCACCAAGTTATACATTAGATGTGAATGGAAACTTTCACGCACAAACAGGCGTATATGTGGGTAGCACTGGCTCCCCAGGCTATGTTACTATGATACCAACATCAAGTGCAACATATTGTGGATTTACAGAGTTCCGAAACGGTGCTACACGATATGGCTACATTGGATATGGAACGAATTTTAGCGGGGAAAACTGTTTGGATTTACACGCAGAGGGTGGGTGGGGCATGGATATTATGACTACAGGGCATAACATCTTTTTTTCTACAGATGGAAACGCTACTCAAAAACTTCAAATCGGAACGGTAGGATGCGCAATCACAGGAGGAAGTGGAGCAATTGGTGCGCTGACAGTAAATGGAACCGATAGATTAGCGTGTCTTAATATCACATCAACTACCCGTGCTGGTATTTATTTAAACCCATCGGGAACAGGAGGGCAACCGTGGAACATCTGGACAGTATTAAATGGAGAATCCCCTACTGCTGGAAGTCTTGCGTTTTATTGTCCATCCACTGGAACATTTGCGATGACGCTCGGTCTATATGGAGGTGCTACATTTAATGGGAACTCCGTTACGATAAATGGAACATCTTCTCCTTATGTGTATCTTTACTCCTATTGGGGTTCAGGAGGTGGAACCATTTACAATAATAATGTGACTCTGGGCACCAGTCTATACATTGCTGGATGGGGTCTTACCCCCGCTGCCTGGGGGGTGACATCTGATAGGCGAATCAAAATGAATATCGTACCTGTTGATTCTATGTTATCCACGATTGACAAAATCCGAATCGTGAAATATGACTACATAGACCCACGATTAGGACGAGAGGAATGCTCAGTAATAGCGCAAGAACTACATAGCGTATTTCCGAATGCGACAACAACCCATCCCGATTTCATTCCTAATATATTATGTCCTGCGACTTGCTCTATTTCGGATACAACAGCAACTCTAACACTTCGCACTCCTATTGTATGGACGGATGACACAACCAAGGATATTGTCGTGGGCGCATTGATTCGTATTGTTGTATATGACACAGAACAGAAGACGGAAACCAATATTGATACGAAACTCCTTGCCTTTACGACGGATACGATACAAGTGAGTATATGGGAAAAGTATAATCCTGACTTTTCATTGGTTGTATATGGAACGCAAGTTGATGATTTCATGTCAGTGGATAAGGGTCAGTTGGGTATCATTGCGTTGAAAGGCATTCAAGAGTTATCCGCATCTGTTACCGAACTTCAATCGCAAATCACCTCCCTGCAGTCCCAACTCGCCCAACAAGCCCTGCAGTTCCAAGCGTATACACAAAAGACAGAAGAGCGTTTCAATACCGTGGCGTCCCTCTTGAAATCCGTGCTGCCTTCCACGTGAACGCGTTTTATTCAATTGATTCTTCCCGGGCATTCCAGTAGATGGAAATCAAGAAGGAACGAAAGCCGTCGGCGTGGGCGATTGCCCTAAAGAAGTGGAACAGCACCCGCAGTTGTTACAGCATTCCCAAGAAGGAGAGTGAGGAGTGGAAGGCCGTTCGCGCGTTGATGGTCGAGGCTCCCAAGGCGCAAGAGGCGCCCAAGGAGGCTCCGAAGGCGCAAGAGGCTCCGAAGGCGCAAGAGCCTAAAGAAAAAGTCAAAAAAGTCTCTGTGAAGTCTGAGGGGAGGCCTACCGCTGTCGTTGCTCCTGCTCCCAGCGCCACTCCTTTGGTTGTTCCTACGGCTGTACGAAAGACTAAGCCAGTGAAGGTCGTCGGTGTTGTAAAAGAACAGAAAAATGTTCTGCTCACTGCTTAGATGGACGAGTACACTAGGCTCACCGCATACGCCGACAGCCTCGACGCGATGCTCCAGGCAGAATGGCAAAAATCCCCAAGGACACGTACGACCCCCCGTCTTCCTTCTGCCTTTCCAAAGACGAACCTCGCGCACCCTGACCTCATCATTTGGGTACAAATGATTGAACGCGTGTTGATGCAGGTTGTATCGGAGAACGAGCGATGGCGACTCGCAAATGAAAAAAATTGAGCCATATCATTACTAATGACAATACTCAATTATGACAACTATCTATATGATATCTTCTACGAAGGGCGAGAAGACATACGTTGGTAGTACAACGGATATGAAAAAACGAATAAAAGAACATAAAAATAGAAATAAATGCTCATCCTACAAGTTGAAAGAAGAATATGGGTGGGATAACCTTCAATTCACTGTTCTTGAAGAGTGTGCTAACGATGCACGCAGGGAGCGTGAACAGCACTGGATGAATGTCACACCAAACACAGTGAATGATAGAAGAGTAGTACCAGACCCCATCATAGATAGGAAGAAGCGTTTGGAACGGCGTAGGCAATATAACGAAGCAAATAAGGAAAAAAGACTTGAATATCAAAGGCAATATAACGAAGCAAATAAGGAAAAAAGACTTGAATATCAAAGGCAATATAACGAAGCAAATAAGGAAAAAATACTTGAATATCGCGAAGCAAATAAGGAAAAAATACTTGAATATCATAGGCAATATCGCGAACAACACAAATTGGAAAAAGATAAATAAAAATTGACGAGCATTGTTTTTTATAAACAACACTCGACAATCATGAATACACCCATCCAATCCATTGCACTTCGACTCCCCCTATTGAACGCGCTGTACAATGAACTTCTCAAAAACCACAAGGCGAAAGTGGAGCGCGAGGAAGCCCTCTTCCAAGAGGAAGCGCAGCGCCTCCGCACGATGATTCGTGAGCGCAAACAGGAAAGCCATCGTTGTGGATGTGGCGCCTGGGTCAAAGGGGAGCGCGAGGAAGCGCATCAGCAGACCAATAAACACAAACGATACGAATCCAAGAAACGAGTCGAGCACCCCAACGCCATCGGTCAGTTCATATGGGATATCAAACAAGAAATCTATGCGCGACTGGAGGCAGAAGAGTGCAAGGAAGACACGTTTGATGAACTGTCGGCAACCGCCAGGCACGAGGAGTTGAATGACGCAATCAACATCATGTGGTCGGTCGAGGTAGACCGACTCCTGTGCGAGTTTGGAATCGGCAGGGCGTTTAGCCTTATGATAGAAGAGTTTGGCGAAGTTAAAAAAACAGAAACACCCCTCGAAAAGATGATGCTCTATGCAGTCATCGACCACACCCTCACCCTTAGCCACGACGAATACCTGGTATGGGTCAAAGACAACTCATAACCGAAACAGCAACGACAAACCCGATTTCCCGCACGACCCCTCGCACGTATAATCATTCACCACATACTTACAAAAAAAATCGCAATTAATCGAACCGGTACGGGTTGGTTCAGGAAGGCTGACCCGATGTCCAAGAAGAAGCATCGCGATAATCGCTTCCCCGTTGGATACGTAGCCTTCCGTTATCGTCTTTTCCAGGCGGTGTTTCAGGCTGTACGAACCGACCAACGCCTTATTTTTTGTCGTTATCACAAGGAGCGGAATCAGACCCATACACTTACGAATCACAGGAATCCGTTCCCGTAGATTGTCTTTCCAAAGGGTGGCATCCTCTGCCTTTGCGCTACGGAAGATGCCGTTCTGCGCAATGACCCAACCATTC